CTCTCCAATCTGTATGATTTCGTTGACGTTGTACATCTGATAGATGTTATTGCTGAGACGGTCGGAAGATGCAACATCGCTCTTGTTGATTTCACGAACCATGTTCAGGAAGTAATCAACGTCATCTTCAGGCAAGATTGGCTTGACCAGCACTTCATGTACAGAGGACGGGAAAATCCATATTCCGTCGGGATACCTGTTGAGCAGTTTCTGTCGTACATCATACAGCATGATTTCACCAGCACCATAGCATTTGTTCTGGTTTGTCACGACAAGGAGAGGGCAGTTCTGGATGTAAGTTTCTTCTGTATCAACGTCCAGTTCCTGCAACATGCAGTCCATGGGCATGATGCGGTATGTCGGCTCATAATACATGGCAATGTGATGCCAGCAGATAAGCATGTCTGCCATATCTCTGTGCCACTGGTTGAGTTGATATTGACCGATGGGCATTGATGCGTTTTCGAAGTTCAGTGCAAAAGTATATACAAGGTCAGTGTGGTCAATGCGTTTCCTGAGAACGTAATCTTTCAGATGCTCAGTATCGTTCTCATTGAAGATACGACAAGTGAGGTACGGTTGGACGTTTTCTATGTCTTTCACATACTCTCGTAAATCTTCAACAGACATAGAAGAACCATCAGATAAAACAACATCTGCCATCAATAATCCTCCTTTCTTTAATTTTCGCAAAAAAACCCGTATGCGTCAGCATTTCAGTATGATATAATAAACAATGTATGTCCTCATAAACGAGGAAAAAATATAAGATGAGGTGGGATATTTTACATGGCAATTCATAATAGGTCACATCATAACCATGCATTGATGAGTCTTAATAAGATGAGGAAAGACAAGACTCTGAAGAATAAAACGGCTGAGGATTTCACTCCACCAGAACAATCCATGGTTTGTCTGAAGATTATGGATTGCTGTGATTTCCTGAAATCACTGCCTGATGAGTCTGTTCAGCTTATCTGTATAGACCCTCCGTATAACCTCGAATTAGCAGGTTGGGATATCTATGACAATTATATTGAGTGGGCTGCAAAGTGGCTGGATGAGGCTTATAGGGTGCTTGCAAAGAGCGGTTCTATGGTCATCTTCGGCGGTATACAGTTCAGGGATGTGAAATCTGGCGATTTGATAGATATCATACAGTATTGCAGACATCATACGAAATTCAAGTTGATTAACACAATCACATGGTATTACAAGAACGGCATGTCTGCTCATAGATACTTCGCTAATCGTCATGAAGAAGTGATTTGGCTGGCTAAGACGGATGCGTATTATTTTGACCTTGATTCCGTCAGAGTTCCTTATACGGAAGAGCAGCTGGCGTTGGCGTTGAAGGACAAGAGACTGAACCCAGAGAACACGAGGAAAGGCAAAAATCCCACGAACGTATGGGAAATCGGACGGCTGAACGGCAACAGCAAAGAGCGTGTAGGACATCCGACACAGAAACCAGTTGAGATTATAGACAGATTTATTAAATCGCTGTCGTATCCTGGCTCTGTTGTGTGCGATTTCTTCGCTGGCTCAGGAACGGTTGGACGTGTATGCATCATGGAGAAGAGACACTGCCTGATGTGTGACAGCGATACAGCATCAATTGACTTCTTCAATAAGCATCTGGAGCTGATGAGAGAGTTGGGACAGAATGCTGATTATACGAAGATTGACGATATAGAAGAATTTTACGAGAGGGTGGGAGAAGACGATGGCGAAGAAGGGACAGAGTGACAGACTGACCACACAGCAAAAGGACTTAGAAGGACCGATAACGATTTTTCATAAGGATGCACAGATACATGACAAAGAGGTTGGTAATACATCCCTGTTCTGTATAAAGCAGTTGGAATATGAGTTTCCGATGCTTCGGTTCAGATACAGAAAAGATTTGTCCAAGAAGGAAATCAATGCAACTTTACAGCGTATAGATAGCTATCTTGGACAGACTCTGTTTGTAGAGAGTGCGAGCATCCGACCTGACGGTGGATTGATTGAGGTTGAGGACGACAACGGAAACTGGCGTGTTGTGCTTGTATCAGAAGCAAAACATCAGGGAAAAGATATTGAGAATATACAGGCAGGAAAACTTGTCGGGAAAAAGAACAATCAGGACTTGATGGCTGCTGGTAATGCGATTGAGAGAGCATACAAGAACGTCAACGAGATTGCAAATTTCATGTTGGCTGAAAGATATTTTCCGTATATCCTGTTCCTTGAAGGTTCTAACTTCCTGACACAGAACGTGACGGTTAAGAGACCAGACGGACGAGTGGTCACACTCGTATACAACGATGGTACACTCAACAGATTAGATAGATTGACAGCTGCAAATTACGGTATGCCGATTAACACGAATCTTTGTGAGAATCGGTTTGTAAAGTGCAACGGTGCAACAATCATGCTTCAGGCTGCTTCAATCTATACAAAAGGCGAAGGTGGTCACTGGAATGATAGAGATATGATTATGGTGATGTTGGATGTGGCAAGAACGTCACTGAAGATGCTGGGAAGTGACCTGTTCCATCAGCTTAGTAAAAGATGATGATTTCATGAAATCATGATTGTGTATGCGATGTATGCATTGTTCGTCATGTATGTGATGTATGTGATGTATGCGATGTTTGCGAAGTAAAAAATTAGAGCATCCGTGGTGGATGCTCTTTTTTTATGCTTTGTCTTGTTCAAGTACAAACGACATCTGAAGTCTACCGCCCATGGCTGCTGCGATTTTCTGAAGTTCCTGATATGTAAACTTACCAGTTGACAATCTCTGATAAAGTGCTTGTCTGCTCATACCGAGAGCAGCGGCGAGTTCAGTTTTGCTCATACCTGCTTCGATTAGTGCTTGCTCTATAAGTTGAGTTGTGCTTGTAATCATGCTCATCACTCCTCTCTGTCCTTCCTTTTCTATATCATAACACACTGCACAAAAAGTTGCAAGAAAAATTGTATAATTTGCTAAAAAACCTTGACAAGCGAAAGGATATCATTTACAATAAGAGTAACAAGGAAGGTAGGTGATGACAATGACATTCGATTATACAAGGTCAGTAAAAATCGACACAGCGAAGCGTTCGAAACCACAGCGTGAGCTGAGATATCTCATCCAATTGTTTGAGCGAGACGAGACGGAAGAGAATATGCGAGAAGCTGAGCTTGACAGACTGCGTTTCAGAGTGTCGAGAGAGTCATCTGAGATGACAAGATAGAAAGGAGTTGTTAATATGGCAAGATTTTTCACATATACAGAAGCAGAAGAGATTAGATACAACAAAATGCTCTTCGAGGCTTTAACGGACGAGGAAAAAGAAGATGTTAAGTTGGCGTGGGACATGTACGATACAGAGCTTGAGCAGATGGAGAGAGATGCACCAAGTTATTTCGACATGATGCCAGAATGGGACTAAATTGCATCTACAAAGTCCCACAATTTTATGCTAAAATAAAATTATCCACATCTAATATTTTTTTGATACGAATAACGATTAAGAATAACGATTAAGAACCCTCATTTCGAATAATTTTTTGCATAACGGATTGAATAACGACTTGAATAAACGTCACTAATCAACATGCAAAAATTATTATGAAAAGAGGTTTTTTTAATGTCAGAAAATAATAGTAGCGTCGTATCAAACGCAAATCAAGATACAAATCAGAATGGCAGTTCTGCAAACATTACTCCACAGAGTAAATACATTTATACAGGCGAAGATAAATTTAAGGATGTCATCGAATCTCATATCGGTGATGAAATCGGTCGTGATTATGCTCACGAAATTGCAGATGGCGATGATGTAGATACAGCAATCGTCAGAAAAGAGATTCTGGATGCGATTACCCAGACATATTACTATCATGGGACTCCGACATGTGACCGACATGGCAATAAGAAGACTACACCTCTGTATAAAATCCCAGACACTATTCCTGATACGGTCATTGAGCATATGGCTGCATCGTGTGGAAAGTTCGCAGTCATCTTTTCCAGTGATGGCAAGGCGATGCTTGCAGTACATTTTACAGAAGGCAAGTTCGCAGGATTATGGAGACAGGTCATCGACGTGCAGGCGAAGAACACTTCTCCGACAGTCGAGTTCATGGAAGTGCAGAAGTGGTTTCAGAGATGGAACAAGAAAATTAAAGGTGATGTGTTGATTAACGCAATCAACAATATCATGCCTTTGCTTCCAGTTCGTCAGCTGACAACGGACGATAAGTACCGTTGCTTTAAAAATGGTTTGTGGGAGTTTACATCCGACAAGGATGGTTTCCTGACACCGTGGGCAGACATTGACCCATCTTTGACCTTCAGTCACAAGATTCAATTCAATATCAATACTTCACCCGTCCTGACAGAGCCAGAGATTATCGAGCCAGACGGAAAGACGGTGTGGAAGTTCTCGGAATGGTTGACAACAATCTTTAATACGAATGATGAGTGCATGGCATTCATGGAGTTACTTGCAGCTGTCATCAGTCCAAATTCGAACTGGAAATCCTGCTATCTCTTTTTAGATGGTACAGGAGCAGCCACAGGTAACAACGGAAAATCAACGCTCTTGGCGTTAATCATCTTAATCATGGGTGGTATTGCTGGTGGTCAGGTTACCAGTCTTCCAGTGGCTCAGTTCGGTGATAAGTTCGCATTGGAAGGTGCTTTGAATTCAAGTCTCATTGTGTCACATGAAAATGACGAGTCTGGCAAGATTCCAGGCGAGGCATTGGCAATCTTGAAAGCAATTGCGACAGAAAATGAAGTCCAAGTCACCAGAAAATTCAAAACTGCTGTCACAGTTGTACTGCATGCACTTATCATTCAGGCTTTCAATCGTATGCCATCGTTCGGTCGTACAGCAGAAAACTTCGAGCGTCGTCTGAAATGCTTTGTCTTCAAAAATTGCTTCACAGGTAGAGAGAAGACATATATTGCGGAAGATTATCTTCAGAGAGAAGAAATCATTGAGTACATTTTATGGTATGTAATCCATGAAATTGGCAACATCAAAGAGTTGACCAAGTTTGATTTCTTCACAGAAAATCTGGCATATTTCAAGACCGAAACTGATTCTGTTACAAGATTCATTACGGAAGTTCTCAATAACGAGAATTACATCAAGAACGACTACATCAGTCGCAAAAACATTTACGAATACTACAAGAGCTGGTATGCGATGGAATACGGCACAAGTCTTACCTGTATGTCGAGACCAACCTTCTGGGATAGCTGGGAAGTTAGTGTCAAGTTCCTCAAAGGATGGGAATACAAGGAAAGCAGTATTCGTATCAAGAGTGATTATAAACCTGTCTTCGAGCCGTTCCTGTATGACTACAAGTGCGTTGGAGCAATGGATGACAATCAGAAGCGTGTATATCGTGTATACAATGAGCGAGACTTCGATGCGTTTCCAACATCGGAACAACGGAAGGTTCTTTGCACACCAGAGTTCTCCGACACCATCCGTGGCGGTATCTGCCGTAAAAAAGCAGATGTGGCGTGAGGGGGTGAGCATGATGGCATATGCAACGATTCTTGCAGAGCAAATCGACGATTTGCAGTCACAGACAGACGATATTCTCGATAAAGCGAGAACAGTAAGAAATGAGTTAGATAGGCTGATGTGCAGGTACGAAGAGGCTGTGAGCGCAGCTCAGGGCATTACAGGTATCAGATACAACAGAGACAAGGTGCAGACATCATGTCACAGTCACGACGACGTGATAGTGCGGATGCTTGAGTTGGACGAGCAGATTCAACAGAAGCGGAAGGAATACACAGAGATTTGCGAGTTCCTGAACAGGATTTTCACGTGTGCAGGACTCACGAACGATGAGTATTTCATCATGTATATGAGATGTTTAACTTCGAGATGCTTTAGTTTCGAAGAGATTGCGAAGAAGCATGGCGGTATGGACAGGAAGCGTGCTTTCTATCTGTACAAGAAAGCATACGTGAAAATTGAACGTAAGTTGGAAGCGGAAGGATATGTAAAGATGAAATCTGTCGAAACGGTCATTCCAGAGATGGATTTTGATAGTGACAGGTCGGTAGCACATAGATGTTACGGCATTTTGGCATGATGTGGGGGATATCAGATGAGTTTTAGCGAGACTCGTGTATGTAATCGATGCGGAAATCAGTATACAGCAACATGGAAGACTCAGATGTATTGCGATGACTGCAAAGCAGCTAACAATCGGGATGCGACGAAGCGACGCAGACAGATTGCCAGAGAAAAGCATATTAAGTACGACAAGAAGCAGGCAGAACGGAACGAGTACATCAAAGAGAAACTGAGAGTGATTGCTGATTTTCGCATCAAGAGACCTCCTTCGGAGGTTCTGGACAAGTTTTACGATTTAACAGTCTCAGATTATGAGATTGATAGATTCTTCAGGAAATTGATTGATAAAAAATTAGGAGTGTGATGTAGAAATGACAGGGGTTTTGAAGAAAAGATTTATGTTAGTCGCATTATACGACGATGGTAGCATCAGAGGACTCAAGATGGCAAATCTCGCACGTACAATCATTGATATGTACGAAGTTAATCAAAAATATTGGTGGGTGTGGGATGGAGCTGAGTTCTTTGTAATCGACAAGGATTTTACTGTAACGGATAGACGGATTTTGAAAAAAGCAGCGGAGATTGCTGATTATATCCCAGAGTCGGAAAAACACACGATTCCGTACGATACATGGCATGAGATGATGTGTAATGACATCGGATATTATAAGTAACAAAGGAGATGATACATGTGAGAAAGGCGAAAGAGCTTAGCAGAGCTGAATGGGAAAAGATTGGTGCGAAGGTAAAAATTGCATACATGGCTGTGATGTATGCTGACATGGCGGTTACGAAGAAGATTGGCAAATCACAGACAGAAAAGAAGCTTCTGGACAAAGCATACGAGGATATGATGGAAGCGAAGAATCAACTTGATGAGCTTGTATGTAGAATTGATGATTATAATCATCTCTTAGGTGATGATGCTGTAAGAGTCTTTTACGGTGACTTCATCGGGAAACAGGAAGAATACGCAGCTGACTTCACGGAAGAGCTGGTAGAGAGCTTGGTGCAATGTCAGAAGAAGTAAAGACCAACGAAAAAATGAGAAGCGAATTTTGCTTCTCATTTTTTTGGCGGTAGGGCAAACGGTAGTGCGGCAGATGTTGACAGGGCAGTTCCGGTTTTGGTCAAGAATTGGGCAAGGAATGTTCCGATTTTGGGCATTGTAAGATGATGGTATGTTTCATGGTCATAGATTGGTCATGGAATGTGCTATCATTTTTTGAGGTAGTATTTTATGGTCATAGTATGACCAGATTATGTACCATTGTCTTGTGATGGTGCGTTTTCTGGTCGTGAATGGGGTATAGATTGGTCATAGATTGGGCATGATAGGTGATGTGAGCGAGATAGTAGATATTTAGAGGTTATGCATCAGTAATCGTGCCAAAATATGGAGATTGGGGAATGTGCAGTGTGAAAAATCTTTGATTTTTCTATGGGGAGTCCAGAGGGAAAGTCTGGCATTTAAAGAACATACTTCAAAGTATGTTCGGTACTTCTGAAAGAAGTATTAAATGCAAGACTATTTCATCTTAATGCTTGCATTCTTCATACTTTATGCTAGGCTATAAGTAGGAAAAGATAAGGATATATATGACATACGAAAACTTTTACGGGGGAAATAATACGTGAAAGGAATGATGAGTATGTCGAGTTGTAAATTTTCTGGAGGTAAGTGTAAAGGTGGTTCGGAAGTGTCTGCGTATCTCAGACACAATGACGGAACGGAAGAGAACCGTGCAAGAGTTAAAGAGGCGAAGGAGCGAAAAGGCGAGTACTGCAACATTGATACAGCAAGAAGTAAGCTGAACTATTCTATCGATGTTGAGACGATGCAGGCTGTCGATTCTGTGCCGTATGAGCAAATGTGGGGAAGATACAAGGCAAGAGAACAGGAAGTCGAGAATCTGCCCACAAACACAAATAAACGGAAAGATAGGGTAACAGCTATCTTTGTAGAAATCCCATTTCCGATGTCGCTGACAGGTGACGGAAATAGAGAAAAGGGACAGAGATGGGCAGAGAAGGTTGCTGAAATCTTCGCTAAGAAATACGGCAAGGAGAATCTTTTATCTGTATCAGTACATGCAGATGAAGTGCATGATTACATTGATGTCAGAGAAAATGTTTTCAGAGAGTCGAGGTATCACATCCATCTTGGTATCATCGCTGAACACGATGGAAGCTGGAACGGAAAATGGATTTCGAAGCAATCGAACATTACTGGCATGAACAGACTTGTTGAGCAGATGACACAGCAGGAGTTCGGCGTGTCTTTCATGACAGGTGAGAAGTATAAGAGCAGGAAATCTATTCAGGATTTAAAGGCTGAATCTGCTACGTTAGAAGCAAAAGAGGATATCGCAAATCGGGAAAAAGTATACAGAGAAATGCTGCAGAAACAGTCAGATTTGCGAAAAGATATCGAAGTACTGGAAGATACGAAGAAGAAATCTTTGGCTGAATTAAAGCAGTTATCCAGAGAAAAATCAGATATTGAGGATGAGATTGAGAGAATCAGAGTAGCATCCGATGATGCTGATGCAAAATTGGTGAGGGCATCTCAGAGAGAGCAGGAAGCATCAGAGGTCTATGATACAGCGAAAAGGGATGCAGAAGATTTAATCAATGACATGATGAGTCTGTTTACTGATGAGCATGAGTCTTTTAAGCGTATGAGGGACAATGATTACTCTCGTAAAGCGTGGATGGAAGGCATCAAGGTCAAAGTAGACGGCGAGGTAATCACTCAGGAAGAAGCATATCAAAGAAAATCGAGCAAGAGGAAAAGCGAGCAGGATGAGGCAGCGAAAAGAATCAAAGAAGAGGCTGAGGAAGCTGCAAGAAGATTGCTCGCAAAATTTGAAGAGAAGAAACAGCAACGTATCAACATGGCTGAACAGATTATGATTGCTACTCCTGATACAGAAGATGATGAGGATGAGAACAATCCTGATATCTTTATTTCGAAGAAGATGATGAGAAGATTGGGGTGGTGATATGGGAAAGCCAGAGGCGTACGTAGAAGATTATCTTCGCAAGAGATGTAAACAAATTGAAGGGTGTGTCTGCTATAAGTGGACAAGTAGTGTAATCGGTGTTCCTGACGACATCGTGGTCATCCACGGTCACGTTCTGATGGTGGAGTGCAAATCGAACGTGGGTAAGTGCTCTCCGATGCAGGAACAACAACAGCAGAAACTTGTTGATTGTGGTGCGGATGTAAGAGTGGTACATACAAGAGAAGCTGTAGATGAGATGTTAGCAGAGTTTGAAAACAAGAGATACAGAAAAACAAAGGTCATCAATGACTATGAGTGAATGATGAGAGGATGCGAAAGCGTCCTCTCTTTTCTTCTGTATGAGCAGTTGATACAGAGAAAAATCACGGTGTTCTGAAAAGTGTCACACAAAATGGACTATATCCAGTATGGATATAAAATACAGAGGAAATGGCGTATATCCAGTATGAATGAAAATGAAGGAAATTTGTGACATTGTGACATTAGTGTGACAACCCCATGTCACAGGTTTTTTCTATATCTGGTATGGCTTATTTTACTTTGTGACATTGTGACACTTTTAAAAAAAGTTTTGGAAAAAATAAAATAAAAAGATTTGTAATTATTTTCTATATATAACTTTTATTTTTTCTGTCACAATGTCACACGACGATAATTTCTATATCTGGTATACGAAAAGTGTGTGACACGTAAATGTCACACGATGTCACAAGTGTCACACTTTTTAGACTTTTTAGCGTATACCAGGTATACATTAAATCATGCGTTTATTAAGTCCTTACTGCGTATGGCTTAAATCGTGTGACACTTTTTAAACGTGCCATTTTCCTGCGTATCAGAGAGGCGATTTGACTATAAAATTACATATGATTAGATATAATTTGATACAATTATATTGCATAATTCGGCAGATTATGTTAAGATATATTAGGATAGATAATTATCCAAAAAGCTGCCATAGTGACAACGACGTTTAGATGCTACAATTTTTCTACACTTTACCTACTCCTTACTTATATGTTTTTAATGATTTCAGTGAAAAGGCGGTACGGCTGAGAGGCACCTCGGTCGTATCGTTTTTTTGAATCAAGTAAGGACAACATCTTTCACCCTGTATTTGGGTGTGTATTGAAACATTACATGCTGTCGCATTCTTGCCATTTGTGATGCGACAAAAAACTTCCTTTCATAATAATTTTTGACCAATGGCAGATGTAATCGCTCTACATCTGCCATCCCTTTTGGGATTTTTTTGTTGATGATGATTTTCTACTGTATATAGAGCGGAGGAGATTTACATGGTATAGGTGGTGATACAGATGCAACGAATAGTTTGGGATATGAGCAAGGTGAACAATGATATTTTAGAGATTGTCCCTCTTGCTGATTTACATATCGGCGACCCTCAGTGTCAGATGGATTTAATCAAATCTGAGATTAAGAAAATTGCCGATACTCCAAACCGATACTTCGTACTTGATGGGGATTTACTCAACACAGCTACGAAGTCTTCTGTATCAGATGTATACACAGAAACGATGACACCAATGCAGGAATTGAATGCTGCGGTTGAATTATTCAAACCAATCAAAGACAAGTGTCTTGCAATCTGTTCTGGAAATCACGAGAACAGAATAAGCAAAGAAACATCAATATCTATGATGCGTCTCTTTGCAAGAGAGCTTGAATTAGAAAATATTTATGCGGATGGCTCAGCCATCCTTTTTTTGAAGTTCGGTCAGCCAAAAAGCAGATATGACAGACACATGGTTTATACAATGTTGATGTCGCATGGTTCTGGTGGCGGTTCTAAAGTTGGAAGCAAAGCATCCAAACTGTCTACCATGTCGGATATCGCTGTATGTGATATCTACCTTATCGCACACACACATCAGCCACTGAGTTTTAAAAAATCCATCTATGTATGCAATCATACAAACTGCACATTCAGGCTGGTAGAGCAGACGTTCGTAAATACAGCGTCTTCTTTGAGCTATGGTGGTTATGGTGAGACAGCAATGTACACGCCAGCTTCTAACACGTATCCTGTCATCAGACTGCATGACAGAGTTAAGAAAGTGAGCGTTATCTTATGACGAAAGCGACAGCTGATAAACATTGCGGAAATTGTCAATTGATGGGCAATCGTGTTCTTTGTGATTTCTTCTGGATAGACGAAGACGAGATTTGCGACAAGTACAGGAAGAGAGATGATAGCAATGAAATCATTAGAAATAAAAGAGAATGATTTTTGTAACGGATGTCCTTTCTTATCTTATCACGTATGTGAGGAGACAGACGATGACGGAAGAGTTATCGGCGGATACGTTGAGTGCTGTCATACCGATTGGTGCAATGCACTATGGGATAGATTTAGAGAATATTTTGAGAAGCACATGAAGGAGTGATAGATATGGCAGATTCGACGAGTGCCAAACGAGAAAAGTTTGTCCAAAACTTAATAGCTGGCATGAGTCAACGTCAGGCGTATCTTGATGCTTTTCCAAATGCCAGAAAATGGAAGGATAATACGGTCGATAGTCGAGCATGTGAATTGGCTAAAGACAGTAAGATTTTAGAAAGGTTGCAAACCTTACAAAATCAGGCTGTATCCAAGGCAATTCTCACCAGAGAAGAGCGTATGAAAATCTTAACAGAAATTGCAATAGATGATGTTCAATTACCAAAAGCGAGGATGCAGGCTATAGATATCCTCAACAAGATGGATGGTGAGTACGTCAAGAGGATAGAAGCGACAGTCACTTCTCCTGTATCAGAGATTGCATCGAAAGTGCAGGATATTCTTGATGAATAAAAAACTGATTCGCAGTTTGAGAGATAATCCAGTAAAGTATGCTCACCTGCTGGGTTTTGACTTACTTACGGAAGATGTCCACGACGAATGGTTGAAGATGATGATGTTCGAGAAATCGGACACAACACTTCTTGGTCATCGTGGTTCTTATAAAACAACATGCTTATCGTTTGCGATGGCTCTGATGATTGTATTGAAGCCGACGCAGACGATATTTTTTATACGTAAAACTGATGACGATGTTATTGAGATAGTCAGGCAGGTAGTCAAGATATTAGAATCTGACCTGTTTGTGTATATCGTCAAGGAAATTTACGGTATTGATTTTGTTATCACAACAGCGACTTCTTTCAAAGTAGATACGAATTTGAACCAGTCTACCAAAGGACAAGTTCAACTCCAAGGAATGGGCTTGAATGGCTCAATTACTGGTAAACATGCTGATTTCGTATTTACTGACGATATTGTTAATCTCAAAGACCGTGTATCAAGGGCAGAGAGAGAGCAAACAAAAAGGCAGTATCAGGAGTTGCAGAACATCAAAAACCGTGGCGGTCGTATTTTTAATACTGGAACGCCATGGCATAAAGAAGATTGTATCAGTCAATTGATGCCGAACGTGCATCGATACGACTGTTATGCGACAGGTCTGATGAGTGATGAGCAGATACAACAATTACGAGACAGCATGTCTTCATCATTGTTTGCTGCGAACTACGAGCTGAAACATATCGCTGATGAGGATGCGATGTTTACGAAAGCGAAGTATTTATCGAGTGACACAGACATTGATGTTATTTACGATGGAGTTTCGCACATCGACGCAGCGTATGGTGGTGCTGATTACACGGCTTATACAATTCTTAAGCAGCAACAGGACGGAACATTCGTTGGCTTCGGTAAATTGTGGCAAGGACATGTTGATGAGCATCTTGATACGATAGTTGCTCTGCAGAATCACTACAGGGCAGGCTCTATCAGCTGTGAGACGAACGGCGATAAAGGCTATCTCTCACAGGAGTTGCAAGACAAAGGCTTATATGTTCGTGAGTATCATGAAATCATGAACAAGTACATAAAGATTGCTACGTATTTGAAAAAATATTGGAGCAAGATTTATTGGATAGATGCTACAGACAAAGATTATATCAGTATGATTTTAGACTATACCGAGTTTGCGGAACATGATGATGCACCTGACAGCGCAGCATCTCTTCTGCGAGAAATCGAAGACATGCCACAGGCAAATACAGAGGATTATCTGACAGGAGGTTGGTAAGAGATGGCTTTGGATATTTTTCGTATGTCTGCTGACAAGGAGATGACACCAACACTCCTTGCAAAGTATATAGCTAAAAACGATGCAGTATGTCATAGATACAAGAAATTATGGGAAGCATACAATAATGATTACCCGATTTTCCATCAGAAAGCGAAATCACAATGGAAGCCAGACTTTCGGATGGCTTGTAATTTTGCACAGGTAATCGTGGACGAATTTGAGGGTTTCTTCATTGGTAATCCGATTAAGACGACATCATCAGATGAGGAAGTTGCGAAATACGTCAACTTCTTAGATGCGTATAATGACCAAGACGACAGAAACAGTGAGCTTTCCAAAATCGTCAGCATTTTCGGTCGTGGATACGAGATTTATTACACAGACGAGGACGGTGTTGAGTGCATCAGCTACCTTGACCCGATGGAGTCATTCATGATTTACGATGAGGCTATACAGCCACATCCTTTATATTTTGTCCGTCTGTACAAGGACGACGAAGGAGTGCGACGTGGTTCTATCAGCGATAGAGAAGCGGTCAGATACTTCAAATGCGGTGCAGGAATCACATGGACGAGTGAGCCAATCCCTCATTTCTTCGATGATGTACCAGCGACAGAATTTGTCCTGAATCGTCAGAGACGAGGCATCTTTGAGAACGTTATGTCGCTCATCAATTCGTATAACATAACTTTGAGCGAGAAACTGAATGATGTTTCGTATTTTAGCAACGCAATGATGAAAATAATCGGCGGAAAAATCGATGCGGAAACGATGAAGTTTATGCGTGAAAATCGCATTGTTAATTTCAGCGGTAAGAATGCATCAGATTTGATTGTCGAGTTTATGCAAAAACCTGACGGCGATACCACACAGGAGAATTTGCTCAACAGATTAGAGAACCTGATTTTCCTGACGGCTATGGTGGTCAACATCACGGACGATACATTCAATAATCAATCAGGTATCGCAATCAAGTATAAACTGTCTCCGCAGCTGAACCTTTTCAAGGTTAAGGAGCGAAAGTTCACGAGCGGTCTGAACAGACGTTATAAAATCCTGTTCAGCAATCCTGTATCGGGCATGAAACCTGACGCATGGACGACTCTTGATTACACATTTACTCCGAACATACCTGTTGACACAGCGGATGAGGCTGAGACGGCTGCGAAGCTGTCAGGCATCACGAGTAAGAAGACACAGCTCAATGTCATCAGCATTGTCAAGGACGTGGATGCAGAGTTAGAGCAGATTGAGAAAGAACAGGATGAATCAGGATACAAAACAGATTATCCGACAGAGAGGGTGAGTGAGGAGTGATGATGTATGGCGAAGAAAAAGAAGCAGGACAAACTGTGGAACGACATGCAGAAATCCATCCTCAAGAAAATCACTGTCAAAGAGTCAACATTAAATAAACGATTATCAGCATATTTTAAGCAGGAAGCAGCGAAACTCGATAGAGAAATCGCTGCTTTTTACATGCGTTACGGACAGAACAACATCATCCAGTTCCGACAGGTCATGGATGCGTTACCACAGGTTGACAAGGATTTGCTGTATCAGGATGTGCAGGCTTTCGTTACGAAGTATCCGAAATATGCTCACCTTGTACCAGTGAGAGAGAACATCTACAAACTGAATAGATTAGAGGGATTACAGGCAAGTCTGCGGATGCATCAGTTGGAGAGTGCTGGCAAGGAAGCTGATATGGTCGCAGAGCATCTGAGGCAGGTTGCGATTGATGCTTACAAAGACACATCAGAACAGTTGATGCAACAGTATAATCCAGAAATCGCAAAGCTGTTCGTTAACAGATTATCTGCTACGGATGTCACAGATAACATCATGAACAACAAGGCGAAGCTGATGGATTACTTAGCATCAGATATCGCCCAAGGCATGGCAAGAGGCGATTCTTATGCGAGAATTGCGAAAGCAATGGCTGAGCGATATACGAAGGTTAGCATGCGAGATATGCAGAGACTTGTCTATACACAAGGCACTCTGGTGTATAACGAGGCAACAGCACACGTAGTCGAGCAGGATTTTGAGCAGTATCAGATTTCGACGGTCGGTGACAATAAGGTATGCGAAATTTGCAGGGGATTGCAGGATAAGATTTTCAGTTTCAAGGATAGACAGGTTGGCGTGAATTTCCCGCCACTTCATCCATGGTGTCGTTGCAGTTTCACAATCTATGTCGAAGACAGAGATGCGTGGTTGAATGCTCATCTTGGAAGAGATGAAGAATTACGGAGGACAGAGTGATGAGACGATTATTATTTTTCGAAAGTCGGACATGTCCACCGTGTAAATATATTCGGAAGACATGGTTAGAGAAAATCGAGGATTTACTCGCAGACACATCACAGATTGAAACGATAGTCTGTGACGATAACTATTCTGTATGTAAAAACTACAAGATACAACAAACACCAACAATTGTGTTGTTGGAAGATGATGTAGAAGTTGCGAGATATATAGGAGCGAGACATCCGAGCATTATGGGTGTGGCGAAATGGTTGGAGGGTGTAGGAAATGATTGTGATAAGGAAAAATGATAGAGAATTGAAAATTGACGGTCACTCAGTCACATCAACAGAACAACGTTCTTTTGAAAGTACGCAGGCATGTGCGAGCGTGACAGCAATTTTGCATTTTCTCATGTATGGCATTATGGACGAGCTGAAGGAAGAACCAGACTATGACGTAGAATCTGGCAAATTCCGAATGAATTTACTTCAATTGAGCGATAAGGCATTAGTGCTTGTCGATATCTTCATGACAACGGCAAAGGAGTTATCGACTGCGTATGCCAGCTATATAAAGGTCATGTGAATGACGTTGACCAGGCGTGTATGTCGTAAAACTGTACGGAAAAATATAGATAGGCGTGAAATCTTAAAATTACGGAGGAAAACAATTATGAAGTTCAAAGATTTTTTGATGATGCTGTTCGAAGCAGATGAAACAGCAGGAACAGAAACTACAAACGAAGGTGCTCAGGACGCAAATCAAGAAGGAAATCAGTCAGATGAAAAGACATATACTGATGCGGACGTTGACCGAATCATCAACAAGAAATTTGCGGAATGGCAGAAGAAACAAGAGAAAGCAGTTGCGGAGGCTCAGAAGCTTGCGAACATGAACGCACAGGAACGAGCTGAAGCGGAACGTGATGCGTGGGAAAAGAAATACAACGAGTTGCTTGCGAAGAATACTCGTGCAGAGTTGACCGTACAGGCGAGAAGCATGCTGAGTGATGAGAGCATCACGGGTATTTCTGATGAGTTGGTGGCAATGATGGTCACAGATAATGCAGAGACAACTCAGGCAAACGTAAAGGCATTCACGAAGATGTTCAAAGATGCTGTTCAGGCTGAAGTCAAGAATCTGAACAAACATGCATCTCCGAAAGTCGGCGGTTCTTCACAGTTGACCAAAGAGGACATAATGAAAGTTCAGGACGTAAATGAGCGTCAAAAACTGATTAGAGAAAACATGGATTTGTTTAGATAACAAGGAGGATTACATTATGAATACTTATTTCAAGATGCTTTTTGATGTTGAGACTAACACAAACATCTCTACCGATTTTGAACCAGCGATTTCCATTGACCATGTAAATCGCATTGCTGAGAACATCAACACTTTACAGCGTGCATTGGGCATCACTCAGATGATTCCGATGGCTGCAGGTTCTACTGTAAAGCGTTATAAAACTACAGTCACCAAGGGTGCTGCTCAGGCTGCTGAGGGTGATGTTATTCCGTTGAGCAAAGTTGAGAGAAAACCTCTCGCTGATTTGACTCTGGAGTTGAAGCCGTATCGTAGACTTACGACTGCTCAGGCTATTCAGAGAGTAGGTGCTAACATCGCCATCAATCAGGCTGACGATGCTCTGGTAAACGAAGTTCGCAAGGGTGTTCGTGACGATTTCTTCGCCATGGTCACTGCTAACACTGCAACAGCGGCTGCTGGTGGAGCAAATCTGCAGGCTGCAGCTGCTCAGGCTTGGGGTTCTCTGGAAGTTTACTTCGAGGACAAGGACGTTACACCTGTCTTCTTCGTAAATCCGATTGACGTTGCAACATACTTGGGCGCAGCTCAGATTACAACTCAGTCTGCGTTTGGTTTCGATTATGTCGAAAACTTCTTAGGTCTTGGCAATGCTTTCATCACTCCTCGCATTGCGTCTGGTGATGTATATGCTACTGCTACTCAGAACTTGAACGGCGTATACGTTCCGCAAGGCGGTGACGTTGCTGACGCTTTCGCTCTTACTTACGATGCTTCTGGTATCGTTGGTATGACTCACAGCCGTGCTGATGACCGTGCATCCATCAACACTCTGTTGATGATGGGCGTGCTCTTCTATCCAGAAGATGCTGCAGGCGTTATCAAGAGCCACATCGGTGAGTAATTGATTTGATGTAACAGGGGGATACTACTATGATTGAAACAGTTTTCAACAGAGTCAAAACAAGGCTCACAGATGAGACATACAACGAGGCGGTTCTGGAAGATATTGTCCAGACCGTCGTCGATAGATTATGTCTCAGACTTGGTGTTTCTGAGGTCGTGTTCCCTACTGTTTTGTATAGTGTCGCTGTTGATGCGTCAGTCAAAGCATACAGACGTAGATACTACGAGGGTATCAGTCAGGAGAGTGTAGCGAATATTTCAACACACTTTGTTGACGATATCCTCGCAGAGTATGAGGATGACTTGACGGCATGGCTTGAATCTGACGAGGCTGAGAGTATTTCGAGCAACTACAAGGTGGTGAGGTTTCTATGAAATGGACAGATGCAACATTGCTCACGTATCAGACAGAAACCGACAGACTTGGCAACGAAGTACCGACAGGCTCAATCAAGGAATCTTTGGATGTATCACTTCGGTATACTCCATGGACATCCGAGCAGATTTTAGCAGACTTGAGAGAAATTACGAAGACGGAACAGCAATTTGCTGTTCCTCGTTCGTATTCTGAGGTAAGTCATTTCACACATGCCAAGATTGACGACGTACTATACAAAATCACAGAAACACAAGATTTGTCGCCACGTTGGACGGTTCTGAGAGTGAAGGTGTATAAGAGATGAGTGATTTTTCTTTAAGTTCAAATTGCCAAGAATTGGCAAGAAAACTGCAGAGATTATCCGAAGCTGACTACAAGACGGTCACGAAATTAAATCTCAGAGAAATTTACAATCGTGGCAAAGCTGTCGGCGGTACACCTGTTAGAACAGGTGAGCTGAGACAGTCTCTTGGTCTTACATCTTCAGACAACGACGGTTACGTGGTTGGATATACGAAAGAATATGCTCCTCACGTCGAGTTTGGGCATAGAACGGTCGGCGGTGGATATGTCGCTGGTCAACATTTTTTTAAGAGAAACATAGATATGCAGAGAAATCAGTACAAACAAGATTTACTGACGGCTATACGAAGGGCAGGTGGTTGATGTGTTTAAGCAGATGAATTTGACAGATTTACTCGCAGCTATCAAAGAGCGTGTCGAGGCTGGCACAGATTTGACCGTGTTTGACCACACACCAATCAATGAACCATCGCCTCTCGCATACGTTGAGGTTGTCGGTGTTCGTCCAGCAGATACGAAGACAATGTACTGCAAGATTTATGAAGTTTATCTTCATGTGATTGCGGAAGAGAGCATCAGTTCAATTCCGATAAATCATCATATTCAGCATGTACAAGAAGCCATGACGGAAGACATTGTTCTTCCTGTCGGTCTTACTCTTGTATCAGCGATGGACGAAGGGATACAGACAATCAAAGACGACGAATCGGGTGAGAAGCATGCTGTTTTGTCGTATAGTTTCAAAATCAGTTATGGTTTCAAAGCAAAAGAATGATATATGGAGGATAGCGATATGATGAAGTATATGAAAATGCTTTTCGAAGGCACAGCGTATGACAGCGGAGAATATTGCGATTTTAATGCAACCGTTTCTTCTGCTGTCGCTGGTAAAGATATCTTGCTGGCTATCTGGAACAACGACGGTTCAAAAATCTTGGCTGTTGCAGGTCAGCAGTCTCTGACTCTGAATCGTAGTGCGGACACCATCGAGGTCAATTCCAAAGATACAGAAGGTAGTTGGAAAGGTAAAATCGCAGGTATGAAGGAATGGTCTATTGAGACATCTGGTTTGTATGTCAACGGTGACGAATCTCAGAGCATTCTTTCTCAGGCGTTTGAAAACGGCGATTTGGTTTGCGTCAAGGTCTACAACAAGAAAGCGAAAAAAGGTTTGTTCGGTGGCTTAGCAGCTATCACGGATTATCCTTTCGAAGCCCCGTGGGATGATTCCATGACGTACAGCATCACTCTGTCTGGTACAGGTAAGTTGACAGACTTGTCTGTTGAGACTCCGAGTTCTGACACATTGCCAGCGTAAATACAATCGGGAGGATTAAGATATGTTCGAAGTAGCAGGAAAAGAGTATGAATTAAAATTTTCAACTCCAAGAGTAAAACTGGTTGAAAAGCAGTTGGACGGTGAGTCTGCAACACATGCTTTACTTAGCAATGACTGTATGATGAGTCTGACGGCTGTTGAAGCTTTTTACAGATACGGTCTCAAAGAGGCTGGTGCAGATGCATATGTCACTCCAAACAAGGCGGTCGAAATTTGCAACGAATACATGGAAGAACACGGCTATACAGCAGCCGTAACTCGTATTCAGGAGGCTATGGTTCGGGATATGGGTTTTTTATTCCAGAACGGTTAATTTCGTATCAATACTTTAATCCTTCCCAAGGCGAAGAAGACAAAGAAGCAAAGCCATATCTCGATGATATGGACTTTGCTTTTTTTGTTGTCAACTTTCATTACTCACGGGCTGATTACGATGCTCTGACAGAGCGAGAAAAACTTTTTATACGTAAAGCATACGAGACAAAGACGGTCACGGACACAACACTTATCCGAGATGCTGTTTTCAATGCGATGTGGAACGTAAACAGGAAGAAGGGCAGGTCTTTCAGGCAATTGTGGAGACATGCTACGAAACCAGCCGACAAGGGTAAAGCGAAAGATGATATGAAGTTAATCCAAGAAATCGAAGAGAAAGAAACCGATTGGATTTCTCGTATTTACGAAGCAAATGGAATGAAGAAACCAGAGAAGAGGTGATGATATGGCTGATTATACACTGAGTGTGGATGGACGATTTAATGACGGCATATCAGGTCGTCTACAGTCGATTAGAAGTCATCTCTCCAGCTTTGCAGGTGGTCTGCAGAATGCAGGTCAATCGGCGGTCAGTTTTGGAACACTCCTAAAAGCTAATGTTATCGGCAATGTCGTCACAGGCGGTCTGAAGGCTGTTGCATCGGGTGTACAGGCGATTGCTGGCAACATGAAGTCTCTGGCAGGCGAATTGCAATCAACCAGCGCAGCTTGGTCAACTTTCGAAGGCAATATGAAGATGAACGGTCATATGTCTTCGGAAATCGAAGCTACAAAGAAGGAATTGCAGGAGTTCGCAGAACAAACTGTATATTCTGCATCTGATATGGCTCAGACGTATGCTCAGTTGGATGCTGTCGGCATCGAAGGTGTGACGGATTTGGTGAAAGGCTTCGGTGGCTTAGCAGCTGCAGCTGAAAATCCGCAACAGGCGATGAAAACGTTGTCCACACAGGCAACGCAGATGGCTGCGAAACCACAGGTCGCATGGTCTGACTTCAAACTGATGCTTGAACAAACACCTGCAGGTATCGCTGCGATTGCTAAAGAGATGGGCATGTCTACATCCGAGATGGTGGCTGCTGTTCAGGACGGCTCTGTTGCTACAGAAGACTTCTTCAATGCTATCAAGAAAGTTGGTACGAACGATGAGTTCTCAGAGATGGCAACGAAAGCGAAGACAGTCAGTCAGGCAATGGACGGCTTGAAAGAAGCGGTACAGAACAAACTGCTTCCACAGTTCGAAGAATTGCAGGCTGTCGGTATTGATGCGGTGGATGCGATTGCAGATGGCTTCAGTTCTGGTGGCTTCGGTGGTGCTATTGATGCTGTAACAAACAAGGTCGGTGAGATGCTCGATAATCTTGATGCATCTGCTGGCATATCCAGTTTTATGAATAGCATCAATGGCGGTATACAGAAAGTCATGACAGGCATGAATAAGAACATGCCGAAGTTCATCAAGGCTGGCGGAGAGATAGTAAATGGAATTGTGGTCGGTGTTGCTCAAAACCTTCCTGTATTTTTGGACGGTATCGGGACACTGGCAACATCAATCTTAGAAACTTTTGAAAATAATGCTCCTGGGTTAATGAACACAGGAAAACAGATTATAGATACAATCGTAAGTTCTATCACAGAGAATTTACCAACACTGTTAGAGACAGGTGCAAGGTTAATCAGTGATTTCTATACATCCATTGGTGAGGCAATACCTCAGTTCGCATCTACAGCGATGACGATTTTACAGCAACTCATTGACGGATTCACACAGAATCTGCCGATGCTGATTGATGGTGCTCTTACAATCATCAACGGATTGGTTGAAGGCTTCACAGCTAACATTGACCAGTTCATCGCTGGCGTATTACAGCTTGTGGACGGTGTTATTCAAGGTATAGAGCAGGCAGCTCCTACACTCCTGCAAGGTGCTTTGCAGATTATCACAAGTCTTGTCGAAGGCATTACGAATAATCTGCCAACACTCATTCAGATGGGTATTGAGATGCTTGATAATCTTATCAACGGCATCGTTGACCACATCGATGAAATCATCGATACGGCGGTTACAATCGTCAACACGTTGGAAAACTCACTGATGGACAACTTACCTGCTATCCTTGAAGGTGCAGGAAAAATCATCACAAGTCTGGTCACAGGCTTGATTGAGCATTTGCCAGAAGTGATTGAGGGTGCAACGGATATCATGATTAATCTGGCGGAGGGCATGATAGACCACTTGCCAGAAATCTTAGAGACAGGCATCAAGATTATCGGAGAGTTGGTAGTCGGTCTGATACAGGCAATACCGAAAATCATTGAAGCTATACCGAAGATTTTTGAGAAGATGGTCAATGCTTTCATGGAGCAAGATTGGTTACAAATTGGTAAAGATATTATTGGCGGTATCGCTGATGGTATCGTGGATGCTGGCGGTGCAATTTGGGAAAGTCTGAAGAGCACAGTCGGCGGTGCAGTAGACAAAGTAAAAAGCTTCTTCGGCATTGCTTCTCCGTCTAAGTTGATGCGAGATGAGGTCGGTCAATACATCTCCGAGGGTGTCGGTGTTGGTATCCTGAAGGGTATGCCGACAATGCTTGAAGATGTAAGACAGATGAATAATCAGTTGTATAAATCGGTCGATGGTATCACATCATCTGCTTCGACAGCTGGTTATGGAACATCTAACACAACGTATGGTAACACATACGGCGATGTCAGCATGAACATCTACGGAGCGGAAGGACAATCTGAAGAAAGATTGGCAATGATTATACGTAACAGACTGATTCGTGAGTACCAAGAGGAAGGGATGGTGTATGCGTAATGGCTGGATATTTCATCTATAACGGTTTTTCAACAGACGTATACGGCATCTCTATCACAGGTGCTGATACGTATGATGTACCAAACAGACGGTTCGATTCTGTCAAGATAGTCGGTCGTAACGGAAACATGATTCTGGATGATGGCACATATCCGAACGTGGATATTGTTTATCACTGTACAGCACAGAGTGATGGAACGGGGGGTGTCAACGACACTCTCCAATCTTTCCTGACTGCGATTCTGCATGTGGCAGGATATCAGAGACTTACAGACTCATATCATCCGAACACGTATCGGTTAGGTATCGTGAAGGATGTAATCGATGTTTCTGCGTATAGACCGAAAGACGGATTGCCATATCGGACGGCGAATTTTGATGTGGTCTTCTCATGTAGACCAGAGCGTTTCCTGACATCGGCAGAAGATGGTGTAAGTCTTGGAACAGAGCTTGTCAATCCGACAGGCACGACAGCATATCCCAAAATCGAGATTACGTCAGGAACAGGAACACTTACAATCGGCAATCAGGTTATCACAATCAATTCTGGTGTATCGTATCCTCTCATCATCGATTGCGAATTGATGGATGCATACACAGAAAGCAACGGAGTCATCACAAGTATGAATCCGTATGTGAGTCTGCCTGTTTACGATATAAGGCTTTATGAAGGTAATACACAAGTAGTTGCATCAGGCGTGGCTGGTAAAATTTATCCACGATGGTATTCACTGTAAAGGAGGGAGTAATTATGAAACCAATCTTATTTAATGAAAATGAAACCTCCTTTACATCTAATGGTATCGGCAGACTTAGCGATGCTACAGAATGCAAAGTTCGAGAAGTCAAGAACGGTGCATACACTCTTACTATGACATATCCAGTGCGAGGACGATGGTTCAATGAACTAAAAGTCGGTCGCATCATCTATGCTCTTCATGATAACACAGGAGTTCCCCAACCATTCGACATCGTATCAGTGTCGAAACCGAGTAAAGGATACGTGAAGGTCAACGCAAACCACATTTCGTATAGATTGAGCGGTGTTGTCGCCACATCTTTCGGTGTGGTTGACTTGACGGCGATTGATTATCTTAGCGGATTATCCTCTGCGATTATCGGTGCGTGTCCATTTACTTTCTATAGTGATGTTGATGACATCATCGGCACTATCGTATCAAAGATGAGCAATGCCAAACCAGCTTCGGTTCGTGCATTGCTTGGTTCTGATGCGAGAACCAACTTCTTAGAGGTTTTCGGCGTAAACGGTGCAGCTTTCAAATGGGACAAGTTCAACGTCAGTTTCCTTAAACAACGTGGTCAAAATCGTGGTGTTTCTTTTCGTCGAGGAAAAAACGTTGTTCAGTTGTCCGAGGACGTTGACAATAGTCAATTAGTCACGGCAGTTGTTCCTTATTGGCAAGGCTATGACCCAATCACAGGCGATGAGGTCATGGTTGACCTGTCAGATTCTGGATACATCGTCAAAGGTGACATGGCTGACAGTTATCCGTACCAGCACACAATTGTTTACGATATGTCAGACGTATGGGAACAGCCACCTCTCAAGTCGGAGCTGATAGAGGGTGCTCAGAAATATCTTCAGATACTTGCGTATAATCAGCTTCATACGAGGAAATCATACGCAGTTGACCTGACATACACAGGAACAGAGACGGATGCTCTGCAGGATGTGAATCTGTGTGACACTGTGAAACTGATTGATGAGGTTCTGGATGTTGCAACATCACTTGAGGTTGTGCAGACAGTTTACGACTGTATCAGAGAAAGATACAGTTCAATCGAAGTCGGCGACAAAGCACAGACTTTGAATGAGACTTTTAAACTTCAGAACAAGATTTATATCGAAACCATCAGGTCACAGCAGGAGCAAACGAGCGACTTGGCGAAGAAAACGAACGTCACCAGATATGTTCAACCTGCAAGTTCAAATACGAACAGTACAGGCACAAGATTGCTGAGTGCTACATCAAATGCTTCTTCTACTCCGATTTACGATGAGGACGGTGAGGAAATCGAGAAGATAGCAACTATCAACAGACAGGATATATACGCACATAAAGGCGGTGGCGGTGGTGGAAGCGGTGCTAAGGTGCTGACGATACCGAGAAATACATCATTGATGAACAAACATACATCAGTTGCTCCGAAGGCGATTTTCCAAAACGGCACGAACGTTGTAGGTGGAACGCTGACACTTACTGCTTTGACAACAGCGACGTTGGTTGACCAGAAGTTCTATATTCCTGACACAGGTAATACACGGCTCTTGTCTGTAGTCGGTCAGGCGACAGGTCGGCTGTCGAATGGTGATAACATCTCGCATCGATGCATACTTAACTTGATGTGTGCTGTGAACAGCAATGGAACACAGCTTGATATAGCAGGTATACAGTCAATTGAGATACAGCGTGGAACGATGGGACTTGTGATGGCTGGCTTGTACGAAGTCGGTACGAATTTCAACATCGCATGCACGTATTCATAAGGGGGACATTGCTATGACGAGAGAGGAGTTACAAGAGTATATCTCGCAATGTCCATATGACGCTTTTGGCGATTTCTCCTCTCTCCTTGACGAAGATTTACAAGAATCTGACAGAGAGGAGGATGATGGCGATGGAGATTGACACGAGCATGGCAACGATAATCGTTGCTATTATATCAGGCATGGTAACAATTATTGCTACGTATGCGAACATCAGGAACGGAAACAAAGAGTTAATCAGAGACGTACAGCGCAGTCTTGAAGCACATAACGCAGTGCAAGACGAGAAAATTCAACATCTCACACAGCGTACAGATGAGAAAATTGCTGACTTAGCTGCTGCTGTACATGAGAACAACAATCTGAAAATTCGTGTTCCAGTTCTGGAAGAGAAAGTGAAATCACTTGAAGAAAAAGTAAATGAAATTTCACACTAACTAAGAGGACAGTTTCGGCTGTCCTCTTTTATATATGCGTAACTTATCAACTTCTGTATACAGGAGGAAATCATCATGGAAAAAATCAATTGGGTTCAAAAACTGACATCAAGGAAATTCTGGGTAGCAGTGGTCGGCTTCGTTACTCCTTTGATGCTTGCTTTCGGTTGCAGTGAGCAGGTCGTGAATCAGGCTGTGGCTATCATCATGGCAGGTGCTACGATGGTCGCTTACATTATCGGGGAAGGCTTAGTCGATAGCAACAGAGCTGCGTCAGACGACAAGGAGTCGGAAAAGGAAGAGTAAGGGGGTGTAACACTATGACAAGAGGTACAACTCCATCATACGTCATCACGGTTAAGGACATGGACAGTCTTGACGGTATGTCTATTGAGGTAGATATCAAACAAGGCTCTGCTCTCCTTCAGTTCGATAAGGACGAGGTCGTGATTGACGAGGATACAATCAGCATTTCCCTCACACAGGAGCAGACTCTCACACTGTCAGCAGGTACAGCCAAGTTGCAGGTGAGAGGCATTACACAATCAGGGACAGCATGGGCATCGAATATCGTGACTATCCCTGTCAATCCAATTCTGCGAGCAGGAGTGATTGAGTATGCCGACTGAGGCTATTCCTGTTCAGGTGGAAGTCTCACTTGACGCAATCGAAAGAGAGTATGCGGTCAATGTTGATGCCACAGAGGAAACATACAATCTTGAGATGGAAGAGACATTCGGAACAGGCGGTACGAAGGATTATACGAGACTAAAGAACAAACCATCAATCAACTCGAACGAGCTGGTTGGTGATAAGACGTTTGAAGAGCTTGGTCTTGTATCACTGACGAATGAGCAGATTGAAAATCTTTTGAAATAAGGAGGATTTTTCACAATGAGCAATTATTTAGATTCAAACGGTTTGCTGTATTTGTGGAGCAAAATCAAGGCTCTTGTAACAGCATCAACACCATCACCATCATCTACCACGCCAGCAATGGATGGAACGGCTTCAACAGGTTCTTCTACAGATTACGCAAGAGGTGACCATGTGCATCCGACTGATACATCCAGAGCTTCTGCATCTGCGTTGACATCTCACACAGGTAACAGCAACATCCATGTCACGGCTTCTGAGAAGCAGACATGGAATAACAAGGCGAACGCAGCTACGACACTGGCAGGCTACGGCATCACTAATGCGTATACGAAGACTGAAACGGATGAGGCTATTGCGGATGCGCTGGATGGTATCACAGGAATCGATTATCAGGTTGTGACGACATTACCGAGTACTGGCGTGAAGGGTACGATTTATCTTGTATCGTCGGGTGGTACGTCACCTAACGTATACGATGAGTATATCTGGGTGAACAATGCATTCGAGAAAATCGGAACAACGGCGGTGGATTTATCAGGCTATTGGGCAAAAGCAGATTTGGTCGCTATCACGAATGCTCAGATTGATACAATCGTAGCGTCATGAGTCGGGGGGTGATTACATGAGTAATTATCTCGATTCGAACGGCTTACTGTATTTATGGAGCAAAATTAAATCTGCGATATCTGCACACAAAGCCACAGTAACACAAACGGTGACAAGTGGAAAAGAGATTGCGGAGGTAGATGGTACGAAAATTTATGCACCAGAGTCATCTGCAGGTGGCGGTGCAGTATATGCAGCAACATTGAAGGCGGTCATGGCGACTGTCACAGCAGTTTTCAACAGTGATGGATACATGACTGCAACATGGCAGAACGTTGTACTGCACATACAGGCAAACGGTAGAACATATTATGCAAACGCAATTGCGTATGTAACGTATAACAAAAATACTGGCTTGTTGAATTTCAGAGTGCATGATTTTGTCGGTCATGATTTTTCTAACAACAAAGGATATACGATTCAACCAGCCAAAGGGTGGATGGCAACAGGTTTGTTTACGGTTTCTGGAATTCCTGCGACGGATAGTGGTAGTTTTGAGAGCGGAACACTTGTGATTAAGAGTGTTTCCACTTCTGCAACAAACATTACGACAGTACCATCATTCAATGTAATAGAAACACAGCAATCAACAACATAATACAAGGAGGATATGAGTTATGGCTATGTATTGTAAATATTCAGAAAAAGATTACGGAGCAGAAGATAACAGAACTTGCTTCATCATTAGTAATGCAGTACCGAACAGCATCAACGGTGCGGACATTGATAATCTCAATGATTCTGCAAAGGTTTCGGTTGGTTCTGTATGCATCGATGCTTCGACAGGCAAGAAATATATCGTAGGTATTGATAAGGCATGGCATGAGCTGTCATAAGAAAGGAGCGTTTCTTATGAAGATTGATATGAAAGATTTTTTATATAATCTTGCTGTGAGTGGTGGCAGTTCTGGTGGTGGTTCAGGTGGTTCTGGAATGATTGATGTTCCTGATGGTTATACACTGAAGGAAATGAAAAGAAAGATTCCGATTTCAACCGTGTCTGGAATAAAGTTGAGCAATAACTCAACAATTCAGGTTGATACTGCTGTTGCTGATACAATTTCTGCAAATGACAAGGTTTGTCTCCATGCAAAGTATTCTTCGGGTGCGACAGCGTCAGCAAATTACGGTGACGTATGGGTTTGGGGTACTGTAAGTAGCAAATCAGGCACAGCGTCAGCATATAGAAGTGTTGTTATTAATGTGGCTGGTGTTATCGTTGAACCTTCGAGCAATCAATCAAAGAGTGTAACAAGCAACGGAAATGTGTCTGCTTTGGGATATAGTTCAATAAGCGTAAGTGTTCCAAGTATGTATTTCAAGAATGGTCTCACATTCTCTGCTGAACCACAAACGTATCAAGAATTTACATTCACAACAACAGATAATGTTCAGCTTAACACACCATGTGTTGTGATTGGTACTTATAACAATGTTACATATCTTGTGAAAGGTAATTGTATGAGGCAAGTTGGTAACAGTGTAACGATTCATACTGATTACGTTATGCAACTCAGCGGTAGTTCTGGGTATAAGTATCTGACTGGAGTAACTTTCAACTCAACACCTGCTGCTGCTGGCACAGTCTTTTTCGACTATAGCGGTAATCTCAATCAAGATGATGATATAATCGCAGTTGGTACTGTAGTTAATAGTCAAGACACGTATATTGCGGTCGGTGCTGTTAATCAATGGTGGGGTTCGACAGGTGCAATGTCTGTAGATACTGTTTATCAAGTTGGCGATGGTGCTGGTACTCTTATAACAAAGACAATCAACGCAGACGGCACATATAATGCGATAGATGATAATGCAGATGGTTATTCTTCTGTTACCGTATCGACTGGTGGCGGTGGTGGTGGAAGCACGTTCCCCGATATCGATAATATCACATGGGGACAACCACCAATGCCGAACCAGGTGACATACTCGAACGGAGATTTTACACCGTATATGAGTACAATAAGCGTTGGAAACGCAATTTGGGTGAAAGGTACGTATTCTTCTAACACATTCCTCGCATTCGGAACGGTTCGCGACATAAACGCACAGTTCTTGGAAATTCAAGTATTTGAAGCATATGACGCAATGCGCTAACAGCATGAGGGAAAGCAGGTTTGCTTTCCCTCTTTTTTACTATAGAGGTGATTGAATATGAAAAAAGGTATAGATGTTTCGTACCATAACGGAATTATCGACTGGAAGAGAGTTAAGAACGCAGGTATTGATTTCGCAATTATCAGATTAGGATATAGAACAACTATGGATACGCAGGCTTTGTATAATATCCGTGAAGCAAGGAAGAATGGCATCAATGTTGGCGTGTATTGGTTCTTATACTGGGATAGAGCAACGATTGAACAGAACGCTGAAGCGTGTGCAAAATATTTAAGCGTAGCGGAATTGTCTATTGTTGAGACAAGTCTGTTTACAGATTTGGAATATGACGCTTTTAACAAAGCTGCTGAGACTTGTACGAAGCAGAAATGCAGTGCATATCTCGCACAGTTCATCGAAGCATTGAAACGACATGGCATCAAGAAAATCGGGATATACTGCAACAATGACTACTTTAAAAACTACATCGACTGGAATAAATTCAGTGGTTATCCAGTGTGGTTGGCTGACTACAACGGCGGTGCTGATTATGACTGTATCATACAGCAATACACGTCAAAAGGAAGAGTGGACGGCATCGACGGCGATGTGGACATGAACTATCTGATGCAGGACGACTTCTTCTCTGTATCAGATACGAAGCAGGAGGAAACGAAGATGACAGAACAGGAATTACGGCAGAGTGTTGTCAACTACTTGAAAAAGTATGTTGGCATATCAGAGGGAAGTGCTGGACATAAAGCGATTTTGAAAATGTTCAACGATAGTCGGTTGTGTACACGATACACGATGACACAGTATGATGCATGGTGCGCAACAGCGGTTAGTGCTGCTTTCATCGCTAACGGATTGGCAGGAAAAGCTGGCTCAGGCTCTTTGTGCGAGTTCGTTGAGTGCTCGTGTTGGTATATGACGGAGTTAGCGAAGAAGCAAGGAATCTGGCATGCTGGCAAGATTCGTGATGTGCAGGTCGGTGATGTGATAATGTACGATTGGAATTCGGATTCTGTGGAAGACCATGTTGGCATCTGTTCGTCTGTAAACAGTAACGGCATCGTGATTATCGAAGGAAATAAGAACGATTCCGTCTCATACAGAGAAATTAGCTTCAATTATCCGTATATCAGAGGCTACATAAAACCGATGTATTCAAAATATGCAAATAAAGTGACAAAAATTGAAGATACGAAATCACAGGAAGATTTATATGACTTCACCACGAAATCTGGAAAAAACATTAGTAAATCGAGACTGTATTTCGGAGAGGTCACTTCAGAAACGTTGAATGTGAGGAAAGCACCTGATGTAAGGGCAGGTGTGTGCTCGTTTTCGCCACTGAAGAAGGGGACACGGATTGAAGTGTGCGACGAGATGAGGAACGGCTGGTTATACATCAAGCATAACAGCTTGTATGGCTTCGTCAGCGGTCAGTACGTTGTCAAAGAAGGAGAGAAGCAACCTGTTGCTGAGAAAACTGCAACGAATTTTACCGCAAAAGATAAGAGCAGATTTACGATTTCCTCAACAGGCACTCCGAACACTACGGAGAAAGCCGTTGCGAAAATTACAGCGTCAATGCTCAATGTCCGTACATGGGCAGGAACTGAGTTCCCGAATATCAAGAGTTATCCGATTCTTGGATATGGAAATCTTGTTTCTGTATGTGACAGCATCGCTGACAGCGATGGTGATACATGGTTATACGTGAAGATTGCTGACAAGTACTACGGCTTTATCAGTGCTGATTA